TTCTGTTAATTTTTCTTCCATTAAAATCTCTGTCTAAAATTGTTAATACCAAACTCTAAATTTACTTCTAAATTAAATACTTTGTCTACACTAGAAACCTTTTCTTCCCAATTACCTTCAATGTTTTTAACTGGGATTCGTCTAATTTCTGTACTTCCTGACGGAGCTGTGTAGCTATCCATTAAATAAATCTCAGGACTTTCTATAAGTTCTAACAACCAATTATAAGTATTATAGTCAATCCAGTCAGAAGTTAGTTTCATCTTAGGCATTGACTTTGTATAGTATTGGACTTTTTCTCTACTAGATATAGAGTAGTCTATAGCACCTGTTACATTTAAATCATTTGGAGTAGTTTCAAAAAACTTTCTTTCTATTTCTTCTGTATGTCTTGACACTTTAGTAAAGTTAAAATAATCAAAACCACCAAGACTATTTAAAAACTCTAGTCTCCTAGTTTCAAATCTACATTCCGAATCTATATTAAAATAAAACTTTTCAGAAGCTGTAGTAGGTGAATCTCTCAACTCTATAGAATAAGATGTTGCAGAACTACTAACAACTGGAGTTGTAACTCCTGTAATATTGTCTAATGTAGCTGGTGAACATGGGACTCTAAAATGCTTAGCAGCAAGCCCAGTTCCTAAAGCTATAGGCACACTAGAAATAGCAGCTCCAGAAGAGTCATAGGAAATAACATATAATTGGTCTATAGAATCACCATCATATAAAACGTATATATAACCCTCATCTGTTGACATTACCTTTTGATTATAAACACTATTAGGACTTCCACCATTTACAGAATTAGTCAAAAATTTTCTAGTAGTAGCTTTATTAGTATATCTTGTATAATAGTTATTATATTGCCAATCGTAGAAATTAACTAAGTCTCTTCTATATCTTGGTAAACTACCGTTAAAAGTTAGTAGGTCATAAGAAGTGCCAGTAGTAGTGTCTGGGAATGTCACAGTTTGTGGAATGTCATAAGTTGCAGAACCTGTGTTATAATGTACCCAACCAAACTCCAAAGTAAAATCTTTATATGAATTACTATTATTTTCTACAGTAGCAATATTAGTTCCATTTAACAAACCTAAATCACTAGATATATAACTCTCCATAATACCAGACAAATCAAATCTTCCAAATCCTTCTGTAGTTGGAGGAACTTTTAATCTACCTACTGTAGTAGAACCATCCTTAACATCAATCAAATAAGCAAATCCAGCGTAGTTTCTAGTTGCATTAACTGTTTCATACAGTACAATCTCAACAGGATTGTAGACTGTTCTAAATTGTTGTGGTAGATATTTAATTTCTAAACTCATTTTTTTAATATTTCTTTTAATCCTTTTGCTACTCTTTCACCAGATACTATTCTAATGTCTGTTTTAAACTTATCAAAAGCCTGACCGTAGAAAGTCTCTTGCATACAATTGTCAAAGAAGTATCTAGGTCTAATTCCAGTTCTAGCAATAGAGTTTCTTACAGCATATTCGTTTAATCCTTTACTTTTAGCCCATTGTCTAACATGACTAACGCTAGGACCTTTCTTAAACTGATATGGACTATTAGGTGCTTTAATAACCCAAGGTTCTGGAATATTTAGCTTTACTCCTTTTTTATATTTACGAGTCCCTCCAATACCTTTAACCCCTTGATTAAGATAGTCGTAATAGTCAGCCAAATATAATGTAGCAACCATCCTAAATCCAAACATTTTAACAGGCATTCTTATAGACTTCTGCAAACTACCTTTATAGACTAACCCCTCTTTTTGAACAGATTGCTGTAAACAATAAACCATATCTGCAGCAATGTTATTAAACACTTGACTTAATGTAGTAGGATTGTCTATTTTGACCTCCTCTAATTGGTCAACATCAAAACCAAATATGTCTAATTGGTCTGCCATTATCTATGTTTGTACTTTTGTCTCATTTCTCTTTGGACCTGTTGTTCCATCTTTTGTTTATCACTATAATAAGCTACTATGTTTAGAGCTTTAGTTATATCCCAATTTAGTATCTCATCCCATTTGTCAATCCTACTATTAGTCAAATTGTCTAAGGTGTGCCACCATCCCCAGCGTTGACCAAATCCAGTTCCTCCCTTGCTTCCTTCGTCATCTTCTCGGCTTCCTGCATCAAACAAGTTTTTATAGCTTTTGTTAAGTCCTCCGAGTGAGTGTAAAAAAAAACACCTATTGGGTAAGCTATTGTCATTGGCATGTTATTTAGAAAGTTGTCTGCTGTCTTTCTAAGGACCTCACTATCTACGTCAATATGCTTCCAACCAAATACAGTTTTTTTAACTGGTCTACAAATAGTAGTTAGTATATGATGCAAATTATTGAATATTGCTTCCTCATCATCTTTAGCATTTTGTAGAATCTCCATGCTGTTAATATACTCTCCAAATAATAACTTCTTAGCATCTACTTTAAACTCATACCACTGACCACCAATTTTAAACCTTTTGTCTTTTAGTTGTTTAGGGAGTTCTGTCTCTAAGAAACTCATTTTCTTTTTAATAGACTTATACTGCTTTAAACTAATATTCTTTATTACATCTCTTTTCTGTCCTGTTAAGACTGCTAGAATGTTGACTACTCTTTCTATAGGGTTTAGTTTAGAGTTTAATACTGGTCTTAGGTTGATGTAATTTCCTATTGTCACATCTTCCCACTTTGTTGGGATTGTAATTTCCATAATTCTATATATAACAAATTTATTAATTATAACAAAACACTAAAATAAATATTTAAAACTTATACGTTTATTATACGTGTTTTTTAATTTTTAATTAATTTTTCTATAGTGTTATTATTGTTTTAATATTATCTTATTTAATTTTATTATTAATGGTTAAACGAACGTTTGAACGACCGTTGAACAACCGCTTAAACGACCGCTTAAACGACCATTAAATATTTTAATTAAAATACTAAACAACTAAACACTAACTAAAATACTAACTCACAATGGCTGAGAATAGTGTTTTAATCAATTCTAATAAACTTAAATACTTTTTATATATGTTTATATACATTAACCAATTATAATGTCTTAAAACTAATATATTTAATTAGCTAGTTTATGAAATAGTATAAATCAATAATAAGATAAATATCTTATCTTATCTTATAGAACCCCATTTGCTCAGCATTTGCTTAGCATTTGCTCAGCATTTGCTAAATTCTTTCCTGTAAATAAAAAGTAGGTAACGCTCTTGTGCCGACTACCTACTTTAAACCAAAACATAAATTTTAAATGTAGCTTTAACTAAACGTATTTAGTAAAGTTGTTTATTATTTATAATCTAATATAATAAAAAAAAGCTACCTATTACAGTAGCTTATAAGTTTTAGTTAAAAATTTTTCAAATGTTATTTTTTTATTATAACCAAAAAGAGCAATATATAAACCATACTGCTCTTTTCTTTGTTGTTTAGTTAGTAACTTACTTGCTTTCATTTGATAAATAAAAATATTCATTATCAAGATAAACAATCTCTATACCATCATCATCATAATCTTCAAGATAAACAATACCTTTCTTTATTAAACTACCTACAACACCTCTCATTTTTTTAATTTCAATTCCAGTAAATTGTGATAAATCTTCTGTTTCTACACTACTAAATATTGAATCTTCATTAATATCAATATCTACATTTTTAATTAATTCTGTTAGTGTTATAGTCTCTAATTGTGTTAAATTTAAATTTTTCATTTTGTTTTGGTTTTAATTAATAATTAGTCAAATATATAAATATATTTATAAACTACAAAACTTTTTTAAACTTTTTTTATCTAATTGCATACCAACCTCTGTTATTTTCTTTTAAATGTATTAATGCCACGTATCTCAAAGCATCCATTAAATGGTCTTGTCCTATTGGTTTCTGAAGACTATTTCCGTTTTTGTCTGTTGCCCATTTATACATCCTAAACTCTCTTCTAAGGTTGCTACTATTCACAACATTGATTTTATAGCGTTTAAGAATGTCTATTCCGTTTAGAATACTGTCACGTCCTTTTGTAGCTGGTTTAGCGTTTAATCCTAGTCTATATATTTCTTCTATACTTTTAGGCTCTGCTGAGTCACATATAACCTCATCTCTTCCAACTATAGGAAGTAAAGCCTCAGCTAAGTCCTGGTTAGTTAATTCTCTTTGGTAGAGTATTTCTTTTAAATATAGTTCGTCATCTCGTTTGTATACTGCTACACATGCTGAGGGGTCTATACTATACCCAAAGTCTAAACCATAAGCCACTAACTTACAGTCTGGCATACTATCAACATACTTCACATTCTCGTATATTAAACCACTTATATTTCCATATTCACCAAGACCATAAATCTTCCAGAACTCTTTGTCTGTTTGTTGTAGATATTCTATTTCTTTTATTAATGACTTAGGAAGAAACGCATTATTCTTATAGTTACTTACTATTACCTCAACGTCTCCTACTTCCTTAGAACGCTTTATTTCTAGTTCCTGGTTAATCCATATTTGTTCATCGTCTGGGTTAAAGTCTAGGAATATCTTATTCTCGGTCCTCATTAATAATTGGAAAAACTCTTGTTTGTATTCTAACTCATTGGCCTCATTACAGTATAATATATTTCTTTTAGCACCTCTCAGCTTTTGTTCGTCATCTGCACCAATAAACTCCACTAACCTTTTACCATATCTATACTGTTTCTTAGTTTTGTTGTGGTCTATTCCAGAATACCAACCTTCAGCCTTTAGAATGTCTTCAAAGTCTCTAATTACTGTTCCGTCTAGATTGGTCCTATATTTCCTAACTGTAGTCCATACACCTTCATGACAGTACTTATCAGACCCATAGTTGCCACTAATTAACCACAATGCACATAATTGGTTTAAAGACCAGGTTTTAGAACTTCTAGTCCCTCCTCTATTTATTACGATTTTAGACTGACTGTCATAGTTACGTTCAAATATTTCAGTCGCTTCCACGCTTTATATTGATGTTTATATTATTGACTGTTGACTCAATCTCCTGTTTGTCTGGTGCATTTAGTCCAAACATCTTAGCTATAGAATCATAAGCACCCCTATAGTCAGAACCCTTAACCATTTCTTTAAGTAAATAGAATTTAGCTTTCTGCTCTTTTGTGAGGTTTTCTTTTGCTGCTAGGTCCATTAGATACTCCCAAGATTTAATCATTTTAAAGTAACCGTCAGCTACTTCCTTGCGTGTTATTTGGAAAGCTTCTGCTTCTTTTGTTTGCAACTCTTGCACCCTTGTACTTATATTGTACTGAGCTAAGAGATGACTAGCCTTAGTTGCTATAGTCTCTAACTTAGTGTCAGCACCAACATCATAAGCACGTCTATAAGCCTCTGACGCATTGCCAGTGTTGACATACTCCTCAGCGAATTTATTTTGTTTAGGTGTTAGCTTATTCATAGTTTCTCGCTATTGTCTATAACTTGTTTTATAAATGAGTCAGGAAGTCTCCTCCATTTTCTTCTAGCTTCCATAAACCTAATAAAGTAATTTACTGCTTTACTACCAAACTTAGCTTTTTGCTCTTTTATTTCTTTAGGTGTTAGTTTCATTTAAACTCTACTAAGTCCTCAATATTAACTTTAAATTGTTTATAATTACCTTCCTCAGTATGGCTAACTATTGCCAACTTACTATCTAATGATTTTATATAAACTCTTTTATTATTATATGTCAATCTTCTTTTTAACATTTTCTCTTTAAAAGTCTTCTTCGTCATCCAATCCATTTTCTTCGTGTATATATGCTAATTCTAAAATTCTATAATCTGCTTCAAAATCAAAAGTTGTAGAGGCCACTCCATTAATGTCAAAACACTCGTAAATCTCGCCATTCATTTCTGAGTAGAAATATAACCCTTCGTCATCAATATAATAACCATAGCTAAAATCACTTTTTAGTAGGTCTCTTTCGTCTAACATTCTTTTTCTTTTTTACTTGTTTAACTTCCTTAGCTTCTTTTTCAGTAAGCCAATTAAATAAGATTTGCATTTGAGATTTTACACAACTATTGCAAGCCCAACTCACTTTCATGTCTGGATGTAATTCTTTTAGTATTGGTTCTAAGTTGTTTCTTAAAAAGGATATGTCTACAGAGCCTGGAAAGGCATTTGTTTTATTATATAGTTTGATGGTTTCTTCTATTGTCATAGTAATCGTCTTTCAATTATACGTAAAATTAACGGTGTTATTAATATTATTGGGTTTAAAGTTATTAAAAAATAAATTAATGATAGCCAGAAGGTAAGGCAAAAGCTACAGTTAAAAGGCTTGTAGTCCCATTTATCAATCAAAGGTCTAGCATAGTCTACCCATGTAGTAGCTATGGTTATTATTACTAATATACTAACTATAGAATTCATTTAATGTCCATTTTTGTTTTATCTTGTTTGCTAATTCTTTAAACTTATATTGTATTGTATTACGGTGGATGTCGCTTTTTTCAGCTAGACAGTTTCTATTACCACTACAAATCAATAATTGTTCCATCATTATTTTATCTAAGCCA